TAGCGATGGTGGATATGCTTTGGCTGGCTATACCGACGCTGTGGGGGGTAACAGTGACTTTTGGCTGGTTAAGACAGACTCAACTGGCAACATGCAATGGAACAAGTTCTACGGAGGGATAGGCGGCGATGAGGTCAACTCAGTGATTCAGACTTTGGACGGAGGATACGCATTAGCAGGCAGAACAACTTCCTATGGCGCTGGCTTTTACGATATGTACTTGGTTAAGACAGATGCAAGCGGCAACATGCAGTGGAACAAAACCTACGGTGGAACAAGCTGGGACAGGGCCAATTCGATGTTTCAGACTTTGGACGGAGGATACGCGTTAGCAGGCGACACAAGTTCCTACGGCGCTGGTGATGGTGATTTCTGGCTGGTTAAGACCGACGTTGAGTCAGGCTTGGCTTGGACAGATTCCACAGCTAACACAATAACACTGTACAGAGGCGCAACCGACATCTACTGGAACTACGTGCGAGTAAGAATATGGAAAATCGATTAACCCAGAATCCAACACCCACTTTTTTATTCTTCGCTTATCTATTCTCTATCTGGCGTTCTTACGACGGTTTTTTTTCGCAAATGGGTTAAATTGGGCTTCTTCCTCGTTTCTGTTTGGACCTGAGTGACGCATGTTCAAGGACGTTTACAGCCTCACTTGACATATACGTTATATATTTTGTCTATTTTGTCCGATTAAGCTTAACAGCGGCTTCTTCTACATATTGCTGCTTAGAGCGTGACTGTTTTGGCAACAGTTTCAGCTGATGACGTGCGTGATGTGGTCAATGTTTCCTCAGCTGAAGTTCCAGACACGAAAGTCTTGAAGATGATCAAGCGGGCTGAGGTGGCGTTGGAGCTGGAAACCAGCCGCCAAATCGACTATGCAGACTGCACAGATGCTGACAAGGAGTTCATCACGGTTCTCTCAGCCATCTACGTCATCTGCTACTTAACAGGCGGTTCAGCTGTCGGTCTCAGCTTCCAAGTTGGCGATCAAAACGTGAGTGTGCTAAGCAAGGCGCCGCCTTTGGATGTTTTGCAGTCTGAGCTGAGTCGCATGTTGGAGAAACTGCGCGAACCATCAGTGGAGAGGGCGTGAGAAGAGTTGGGCACAGTTCCAAGCAGTTATTATCAGTTTGTTGTGGATTACGCGCCCTACGTTTACGTGATTCCAGGCTCAGGTCCAGACTTAACGTTCGGCAAAGCCGCTTTTGCCGCTGCATTCGCCATCGACTTCTTAACCGAAGCCTACAGCGCCAAACAATTCGAGAACGAGCAGAGCGAAATCTACAGCAAAGTTGTTTCGCTGGCTGATTGGCTGCTAACCCAACAATACACAGCTGATCCAGAGAAGAAAGCATACGGTGCCTTCAAAAGCACGGAAACCAGCGCCTACTATTACAGCGTAGACGCTTGCCGAGTCATTCCTTCGCTTCTGCGTGCTTACAAGCTAACTGGAACCGATGCCTACCTGAATGCGGCAAAACTTGCTGGCGCCACGTTTCTAGTCAATATGCAGCATCCGCCTGTTCCCAACGTACACGACAAGTATTATGGCGGTTTTGCCCGCGCTGTATCAGATGCTGATGTCTGGCTTCCCGAGATGGACATCGAAAACCTCTACGGACTCATAGCTCTGAAAATGTTGGTTACCGATGACCTGGCGAACGCAGCTGCGTACGAAAGCATGATGGACGATTTGGCTGATTTTCTGCGCCATGGTTTAGAGAATCTGTGGCTTGAGTACCGACCGCCTCCGAGTGGTGATGGACAGTGGCACAGGGTCGGAATCAGTGAAACCGAGATTTATGATGATCCCTTCGCTTATGCGTTGCTCGGACTATACGATTACGAAGGCTGGAGCCCATCAGTTGACAAGGTTTACCACGCCATCAATGTTATCCGTGCGAACGCTCAGTATCCAGCCTACAACCCGGCCGTTTGTTGGGCAGGTTACATAGATGTGACGGGTCGCTTTCCAGCCTGCGACTATTACGACGCTGTCACAGCAGGTATTCTTTGGAAGCTTCGCAGAGACCGTGACAAATCAAGCTATGAGTACAGCGCCAAAATCATCGAAAGCCATCAAGAAGAATTCATGTTCTGGGGCGTCAAGCACGCTGATTACAGTTACGTAGAAAACAAGAAGGCTATGGCTACAGTCACTTGGCTTTCGCGGTTGTATCTGTACTACGAGGAAACAATAACCCGTTTCACACAGATGTTGCGCTCCAGAGGCGAAAACGTGACTCTTTTCCCAGTTCGCGAGGCCTCAGACATGGTTTCGTACGGGGAAGGCGTCGACATCAAAGCCTTGGTTTCTCCGAGCCGAGTTGGAGAAATAATGCCAGAGGCTGGCTACATCATAACCGACTACCTCTTAGCCTACGTTCTCGCTCCAGTTCGACACCATGACAAAATCCGCCGTAAAGGCGTCGACTACCAAGTAATTGAGCTTCAGGAATTCGATTTTCAAGGCGACACATATCTCCGCAGAGCCGTGTGCAGGAGGCTTGTCGGGTAATGAGTGAAGTCGAAGACCCAGTTACCACAATGGTGCGATTATTCAAAACCAACATACGCGTAGTCAACGATAACAACAGCATCGCAAGCATCTACGCAAGCCGTGAATGGTACGACCGCGAACTGCTCAAGAACTGTGACGGTCAAGTGACTGTTGGACTGCGACAGCCAAGCTCAATAAAGCCCGTAAGTCTCAGCCACAATTTGACTCAACGTGTTCTAAGCCTCAAAGTTGACTGCTGGACCCTAGACAAAGCTGGAAGACAGGCTGGAAGCAGGACGCGGTCGAAGCTGCGCGAAGAGATTCTGAGAGTCGTGCGCCAGAAACGATCCAGCCCAAATGTAACCTTGTACGATTTCTGTGGTCTCGGCTTAACTGGATCCCACGATGCCTTTCAAGCTGCATCCGCATCCGAGCTCATTCCTTCTTCCTCGAATTGGACCGAATTCATAGCTGAGCAGTATCAGAATCTGTGGTACAGCGACGACAATCGAGTCAGCAAGTCAACCTCGGTGAACCTTGAATACGCCATGATTCTTTTCAAGATCAAGCTCGAAGCTTCAAAATACGATCCGCACGAGAACAACGTGAACAAAATCGCTTTGAGTTTCGAAGGCTACGGCACAGCTCCAGCTGGCAACGGCGTCACCGTTAAAGTCTGGAACCATGTGACCGAGACATGGGAAAACGCGCAGACCAGCTCAGGCAGCTCCGATGAAACAATAATCATAACATTGACAGCAGACCTAGCCAGTTTCATTGAGATGGACTCGCAGAGCGTCGGCTACATCTATCTTCTAGCCCGAACGAGTAACCCGAGCGACGGCGTAACCGCCGCTGTTCTCTACTGCGACTACGTGAAGTGCACGCTAACCGTGACAGGCTTGACACACATCAAATTCGGCACATTCCAAGATGCTGACGACGTGTCAGTCAAGCCCTTCCTACTGCATACTGAGTTCCAAGTCACTGGATGGATGTTTGAAAATGTACCCGCAACATAAAGGAGGAAATACCAAAACATGAGCGCGTACGGAGCGCATGAAGCCCGAATCTACTACGTGCAAGAATCCACCTTCGGCGTGACACCTACGAACCCAAACATGTTGGGCTTGGCTACAGCGGAAAACGTGGAACCTGTTTTGGACTCGGGTTTGGTCAAGCTTCGAGGTTTGGGGTCACGAGACCTTCAAACCATTCGTCGAGGCTTAAGACACGTTGACCTAAAAGTAACATACGCGTTGCCCAGCGATGCGCCCATCAACTTGCTACAGCACGCAACCGCGCTGAATTCACTAAGCATCGAAGTCTTCTACGAGAAGTCAAGTGGCATCATCGACCTGCTCCACAAAGGTTGCCGAATCGACAAAGCAGCAGTCGAATGCTCAGCTGAAGACCTAGTCAAAGCCTCAATCGAAATAGTTGGGCAAGAAATCGCTGTAGGAACCAGCAAAATAGCTGGCGCCACATACGCTGACTACAGCGGCGCTGTGCCCTTCTACGAAAGCTATGTGCAGCGAGGCACTGGAGACGGCTCTGGCTTGGCAGCGGTTGATCGCGTGGTTGACTGGAAATTTCGAGTTGAGAACAACTTGAAGCGTGTGCCGGTTATTCGCAGCACGGGTGGGCACTTGTTGAAGTATTTGCAGGAGCGTCACAGAGTGCTGGCTGGCGAGTTGACGTTTGAGTTTGAGAGCAAGCAGGAATACGACGATGTTGTCAATGACAGCGAGTTCAGCCTTAAATTCGGTTTAGGCGGAGGCAGCAGCGCTTTGTTCAAGTACTGCAAGTGGGAGCGGACGGGCACGCTGACAAAAGTTGAAGACCTTGTTTCCTTGAAAGCGCCCTTTGTTGCGCGAGATGTAGTCATCAGCTAAAGGTGAACGAGAAAATGACAGTTGAAGTAAGCGTCTTGGAGCGTTTCGGCTGCGAAGCCGCCATGCGTAAGAAGTGGATGAAGATGTGGCAGAAACTGGGGGAACGCATTCTGAAGTTGCCCAAATGGATGCAGGACATTGTGCTGGAAGACGTGAACACTGCTCTACGAAACCGAGTAGCTGTCATGGAGATGATTCAAAATGCTGAGCGAAGCCGTTGAACTTGACGATCGCTTCGGAAAAGAATACGCTGGAAGATATGTTTTCCAAGAGATTACTTGGGCTAAGCGCAGCCGTATAATCCAGAAACACACACGTTATCATCCAGTCTCCGGACAAGTTGTTAACAGCGATTTTGTCGCTATCCAAGCAGAGACCATCTGGGCAAGCTTGAAGGAGCAGCCAGCAAGCAGACCGATTGCGCTTGAGAAGTTGCTGGGCGAAGAAGATGGCATACCGGTTGAGCTAGGAGAACTGTTCTCGAAAGTAGTTAACAAGCTGTGCGGCATGTCTCGGGATGAGGGGCGTTTTTTATCAGCGCGATCCGAAGAGGCAGACCACATCCAGCTCTCACAAGGTTCCGCTTGTGCAAGGAATTCGGGTGGACACCAAACCAGCTCGACGCACAGTCAGCTAAAGCAATCGAGGAATTCATCGTCATCCTAAGCGAGGTTGACCGTCAAACAGAGGAGGAAATAGGCAAAGCGAGGCGGGAGGCACGTTTCAATGTCGGTCGAAATGACAGTTGATCTCAAGGGCGTTGCTGAGTTGCAGCGCAAACTTGTTCGATTAGATCAAGACATGCGCGTGTATGTTGATGAGGCTCTTAACAGCGAAGTCTCTGGCATGCGCGAGTTGGCTCAGAGTCTAGCGCCTAAACGAACAGGTTTCTTGGCTTCCACAATCTTTACTGAGAGAGTTGGCGAATGGGCTTTCATACTAGGAGCAAAGGCTGAGTACACGTATTTTGTTGAGTTTGGAACCCGTTTTATGAGGGCGAGACGCTTTCTCAGCCGAGCCTTAGAATCGGCTATGCCAAGTGTGGTGTTGCTCGTTAACAAAGCTATAGAAGAAGCCATTGTGGAGGCACGTGGCACATGAGTTTCCATGAGATCAGTGTCGCTGTTCGTGCTGAGAATCGTGCGAGTTACGCTTTTCGCACAATTGCCATGGACGCTGTTCATTTAGCTTACAGTTTTGGAGCGTTGGATTCGCAAACAGGACGCATGTTGACAGGGATTATGACAGCTGTGCATTTGTTCACGTCTTTGAGGGCGGCTCTGGGCACTGCAACCGTTGCTCAGGTGGCGCAGGCTGTTTCAACCAACGTGGCGGCGGCAGCGACTTGGGTGTTGAACTCTGCTCTAGCTATGAAGATCGCTTTGCTCACGCTTGGTGTCGGCTTGATTGCGGCGACGGCTGCTTACATGGCTTGGTTGGCTTCAACCACACGCGACGCGGCTTCTGCTCAGGCAGAGTACAATGCGGAGCTGGCGAAGCAGCCTGCGCCTCGGTCGATTAGGCGTGCGGGCGAAGAAGAGCTTTACCGCAGAGGAGTCGAATACTGAAGATGAGCGTTGCCCAGCCGGTTTGCGCTGTTGTTCTTGGTTCTGTGACTCCGCCTCAAAGCGATGTTTTGGAGTTAAGAGTTCATTTAGGCTGCACAGACGAGGTTTCCAGCTTCGAGTGCCTGTTGCAGAACTTTGACAAGAAATACAGTCCGGGCGGCTCATACCCGATTGATGTCGGCGTGGACGGCAGCGTCAGTATAGGCAGAGGGAGCAACTGCCCATTAATTGCCACGGTTACAGTTGAGGAGATTAAGGCGCAGTCGAACGCTGTGGGCGAGAATTTCCTACGTGTTCTGGGCAGATGCTGGGGTGAACGCCTCTTCCGCCGAGTTGTGACCAAAACGTACGAGAACCAGAAGGGCGAAGCCATCGTCAAAGACGTCATCGACAATTATGTTGGGCTTTCCCATGTCAGGAATTCGGTTGAGCTGATTGAAGACACGGACACGACCTATACCAAGCTTGAATATGAGAACACATCTGCCTTCGACGTTTTGAAGTACATTGCGAAGACAGCTGACAAAGCAGGGTCAATCGGCTTCGACTTTCGAGTGGCGCCAGACGGCAAATTCGAGTTTTTTCCACGCAACAGCAAAACGTCGTCTGTGAGCCTATCGGAACGGTTAGAGGTAAGCGAATACAGGAGGAGCATCTTTCGCAAGCGCGACAAAGCCTTGGTTTTCGGCGCTGCTGAGAAGAAGTATCCGAGCAACGGAGACTCTTGGACCGAGACTCTTGACATAAACAACGACTCGATAAATGACTGGGTAAGTGGCACTGGCACGGGCAGCGTGTCACTAGACAGCGCAAACAAAGCGGTGGGTTCTTACAGTATTAAGCATACTACGAGTACATCTGACTATTATGGGCGGCTTCGCCTAATCATCCCCACTGGTTGGCAGCCTGACCTCAACAAGCATCCGACTCTGCAATTTCAGGTTCGTCGAGAATCAGCGTTCTCTGGTCAAGCCACAGTTAGCTTGGTTGATAATGTTGGCAAATGGATTTCACGTGAGTTTCAGGTAGCAGCTGACAGATGGTACATGCAACGGTTCAATGTGGGCAAGAAATATGTAAGCGAGTGGCAAGGCGCTGATGCTGCAAGCTTCAACTGGGAAACAGTCAACGAAGTCCTCTGGGACATGCATTTCAGCGGAACCGGCACGGGCAACTTCTGGATCGACAATCTGTTCTTCAACAGTGCTCGTTGGAACGCGACTTACGGCTCTGGCTCTCGTGAGCTATCTGAGACCGATGAGGAATTACACAGCGACAATGAATGTTTGCTGCGTGCTAAGGCTTTGTACGAGCAGTTGAGCAATCCAAACGAGTACATTAGGGTCATAAGCGACGTCATTGACTATGGAGCAACGCCTATTCTGGCAGGCGACAGGATATGGATAACCTTGCCAAACGAGAATGTTGACGGTTATTACCGAGTTGTGAGCGTTGAACACCGCCTCGTAGCTGAAACCCAGACTTTGGAGACTACGCTCGAGCTGGGCAGAGGGCCACAACTACTGGCTGACTACTTGTACGCGCTCCGGACAAAGACTGGAAGCCTGTCACGCTACAAGATTGGAAGGATATGAAAGCGTGGACAAGAGCAGGAGGACTGTGGTTGAAGTTCGAGACGATTTGCATCGAGAAATCAGAAGGCTGGCGTTGCTGAACGACCTGAGGATATATGAATTGACGAATGCCATGCTTGAAGATTACCTAAGAAACCAAGAAAAAATCAAAGCGTTGATCAGCAAGCTAAGACTCTGAAGCGCGTGCTGAATTTGGTTGGATGGAAATTCTATGCACGCACAAATGAGGTGGTCTAGGGGCAAGTCGTGCGCCAGTGAGGGCAAGGGAATTCTAGCGCGCACTACAATCTCAAGCAAAACTTTAATACGCCCACACATAACGGAATCTTTTGGCTTTAAATGCGAAATGATATAGCTCCAACTCAAGAAAGCAACGCCTTCAATGCGCTTAAGCAACATAAGTGCATCAGCCTTACCACATACAGAAAAAACGGCAAACCCGTGTCAACTCCAGTCTGGTTCGCTCTGGAAAACAACAGACTCTACGTGGCTACAGAAGAACGTTCGGGAAAAGTCAAACGCATCCGCAACAACCCCAACGTGCAGGTGGCACCGTCTACGCAACGAGGCAAACCTATAGGACCAGCCATAGAAG